TTGCTCTTTCTGTTAAAGAAGACCCTTACAACGATAGAAACGCTTTTTACTATGGTCGTGAGCTTTACTTTTACGGACGATATATCGAAGCAGCAGCAGAGCTTAAGCGTCACTTAGAACTTCCAACTGCCCACTGGGCACCAGAGCGTGCTGCATCTATGCGCTTTATTGCTAAGTCTTTACCTGACGAAGCTGAAGACTGGTTGCGTAAAGCAATTGCTCAAGCTCCCGGTCGCAGAGAGCCTTGGGTTGATTTAGCAAAGATGTATTACGAACGTAAGGACTGGACTAACTCTCTAGACTGCGCGAAAGAGGCTCTTGCTATTAAAGAAAAGCCTTTAGAGTATCTCTGCGAAGCAGAGGCTTGGGGAGCAGCCCCTTATGATTACGCGGCTATTGCATGTTATAACTTAGGGATATATTCAGAAGCTCTAGCTTATGCAAAAGAAGCAACTATTGCGGATCCAACAGATCAAAGACTTCAGAACAACTTAAAGTTCTGTGAAGAATCTTTTATGAAGCAGACTTCTGCTTCTTAGATTTCTTTTCTTTTTCTTTCTGTTTCTTTAGTTGCTTATCTATTCGTTCTGACTTATACGCTTCAACAGCATTTACGCTGGTGCGGCTTCTCCATGAGAACTCGCAGACGGTGCATGTAACAATCTTTGCTGTTGTCCATCGTCCTCCACCAGGAACTTCTTGCGAACTTGTTTCTAGTTTTGATGGACGAGCACTGCAGTAAGGGCAATGCGGATACCTTCTGCGTTTTGCCTCTTCACCGTTATAAGAAACAGAGAGTGCACGACGAATTTCTACTTCGTCTTTACCACCCCAAATACCCCAAATTTGACGGTGCTCTAGAGCCCACTGAAGGCATTGACTTCTTACAGGGCATCCGTAGCAAAGGTTCTTTGCGTCATAACGCTCTCTTGGCTCCTTTGAAAAGAACCAATCCCTTGCGTACTTATTCTTAGGGTCGGAACATAAGGCATCTATTTGCCAATTGAGGTTAGTAGCTGGTTTCCACACATAACTATACTAACCTATTTTGACTAAAAAGTTATCAACTATGTGACTAAAACACTAAATTTCTATCCAAGTAACAGCGATTATATCTTCTACAAAATCACCGTAATTTGTTTCGCCATGCTCATCACAGACTGTCCATTCTTTTTCACCTTCTATGATGCCAGCCCAACCGAACTCAACATAGCCATCAATAATAAGTTTGAATCCGTCAGACAGTGAATCTGAAATACCATCTCTTTGTAGAGTTGAAGCAAGAGCTCTACGGACTATCTCATTCTCCATATCTACATGGTCTTCAGTGAAGTAGATAAGTTCTGTTTCGGTGACTTCATAGTAGCCAGAGCCGCTCCATTGATGCCAAAGAGACTCACCAATTCTTACATCTTTCATAGGTCACCTTCCTCTTCCTTCTCTCTTAGAGAGGTCAGTGAGCTAGTAGGAAGATTATCCGTAGTGAAGAAAACAACTTTTGGATCTTGCATCTCAAAGATGCCAGCCACCGTGATGTTCCCACAATTTGTGCAGACTTCTACCGCTCCAGTATTCACCTTCACTGGGACATCGACCCCAGTTAGACGCATAAGGATGTCTCCACTGCTGTCCATACTTTCTGGTTCCCATCGGGCATGGTCTTTTAACCAGCATGCCTCACAAAGGGACATGGGGGCTTGGAGCTGTTCACCACTCATACATCTAGTTTACTACCTACTGAGATAGGGATTCTAAAAGATGTGAGCTTCTCCCGCGTTTAAGAGAGCGACGTTCTTTTGGTGTCAGACCGCCCCACACACCATGCGTCTCATTGGCAATGCCCCACTGTGCACAGTCAATTTTATGAATGCAAGTGTTGCAAATTTTTTTGGCAATTAAATAATTGCCTTCTTCCATACCTTGGTCTGGGTCATCTAAATCTTTAAGGTAGAAAAATGTAGTTCCAACTTGAGCACAAGCTGGTTCTGTAAACTCCCACGGGCCTTTTAAGGTCATATAGAGGTCCTTTACTTAGGCTCGTTGTATAACTTCTTTGCAACCTCATAACCACAACCAGCATAGCCAGCAATGTCAATCCAAGTATCTGGTTGGAATCCAGAATTAGAAACAAATCTAGCCAGCTTTACGCCAACCATAGCCATTGCAACATCTTCTGTTGTGAATGGGCGTTGAAAGATTACTTCCCAAATCTTTGCAATGTTTGTGAAGTTTTCTTCTGGACCACCGTATTGTTTATTACGGTCTCCATTAATAATTCGAGCAGCCTCGCGAAGAGCTTCAACTCTTGCAGGTGTCTCTTCAGTATTAACTGTCACTGTTACGTTTGTTGGGTTTGATGTTTCAGTCTTGTTATTGTTGTCTAACATCTTTTATCCTCGCTATGACTTCGGCTGTATATTGATATTCACTTGTTATTTCAGTAATCTCTGAGACAATTAATTCATAGTTAATAGAGTGACTTGGTGGTTCAGGTTCAAACTCATCATCATCATCATCACTATTAATACCTAGAAACTTGGAGATAGCTGCGTCAGCAGCTTGAGATAACTCTTCGTAGCTATCTCCAAAAACAACAAATTTTAAAGTTGTTGTTCTCATGTAAGAATCAGTTTTTCAAGTTTCTGAGGCGGATAGTGTGCCCCTTCAAGAGCTGGTTCTTTCCCATCAGTCATTTTTACAATGACATCTCCGTAACGAACACCAACTACTACACCACGACGACCGTTATGTAGCATCCCGAGTTCACCATCAAAAGCATCTGCCTTTACACGAACCTCTTCTGCTACTTTTATATCGCCAGGGCGTACTTGGCTCCAGCTTTCATTCTTATTTTCTTTAATGACAATATGACCAAGAGCTAGTTTTGAGAACATCTCAATTGTTGTATTTTTAAACTCTGGAGTTAGATTCTCAAAAGAATCAAACAGTTCAACAAGTTTGAGTGTTGCATCGCCTACTGGCTTTCGGACTTTTGCTGCTTGCAACTGGGACTTAACCCAGTTCATGTCGAGCTCTCCCATGAAAGACTCCTTTCGATATAAATTCTAGTGTGTTTTAGTTGTTTAGTAAAGATTAGACGGATACTTCTTTAAAAGAAATAGTTTGTAATAGATCTTCAACTGTTTCTTTCCATGTAGGTATCGCTTTTAGATATGATTCTTTTTGAGCAGCAGAAAGATTAAATCTTTCTGAATCCGTCAAGGTTTCTACCGTGCTTGCTAGATGAGTCCACTCAAGACCTAATGCAGAGCTTTGACGCCAGTCAGTTACAACTGGAACGCCACTAGCAAGGCTCTGTGCAAGGGCTGGTGACCACCAAGGCTCATTAGAGCGGTATACGGATACCAAGGTTCCTATAGACCTTCTAATCCTTTGATGAGTGTCTTCAAGACTTTCCCAGCGGTTTGTTCTAGTTGGAACAACCTCGTAGCGAAGAGTCTCGGATATAGAACGTGACCAACTTGATTTAATTGAATCGCATGTCCAGTATTCTTTTGTTATAGAGAAGTCAGGAGCTACATAAGGCTGCCTGAGAAGATATGCGTCAACACTTATCGGAGCAAGGTTCTTTGCGTTTGTATTTGGAATTGCCTGAGAAACCTTGACATGACTCATCCATGGGAAAGATGGATAAAGAGTTGTAGGCCACTCTTCATTATATAAAAATTCAATAAAGCCATAGACTTCGCGCTTCAGCTCATCATTTTTTACAAGATCAGAATAACTTTTTCTTCTGCTGTAAAACTCTTTCTGCAAGTCAGACATGTTTAGATAGCATGATTTTAAAGATGATTGAAGTTTGTATTGCTCTGGGGCATCTAAGAAAAGAGCAAGATTCCCAATCTCCCTTGCTTTTGAGGCAACAGAGAAAGCTGGGTAAATCTTATTAGCAGAGAGACTTGTTGGCGGTGCTACCCCAACTAAAACTGTGTCGTACTCTTGTAAAGCTTCCTTACTCATATAGATAGATGGCTCTGAAATAACTACAGAAGCTCCACCATCTTTTAAGGCTTGAGCAATGAGAGTAGAAAATGTTGGAGTCCTTAATGCTGTTTTACTAGACGCCTGTTGCGCCGTACATCCAGTTATAAGTACTTTCATTGTGTTACCTTCCTAAAACTTTCTATTAATTAGAAAACCGCCCAGCCTTTCGACTGGACGGTTTCCCAAATTTCTCAACAACGTTTTATTAAAACGGTGATGTAGGTGCTGCTGCTGGAGCTGGCGCAGGCGCTGGAGCTGGTGCAGGAGCTGGTGCAGGTGCTGGTGCAGGAGCTGCAGCAGCTGTCTGAGGAACAGCAGTTGTTGCTCCACTTGCTGGGTAATAGTTCTTGATTTCATTCTTCTTATTACCGTTGTAGGTTCGTGAACCAACTTGTCCACGGAACTTACGACCAACCATTGCCTGCTCAATCTGAGCATTGCTTGGTGAGCGGTCAAAGAAGTCTTTACCAAGACCAAGAGAGTGCATCTTACGGAAGAAGATACCAAGTGCTGTCGGATTATCTGGGGAAACAACAAGGTTATCCCAAACAAGACGCTTAGCGTGTGCGCCAGTTTCAACCTGTGCCTTTAGGGCAAACATTGTCTTACCTGACTGTGTTACTTTTGCAGTTCCTTCTAATACAACGAGATCGTAATCTCCGTCTGGAAGGGCTTCGTATGATGCGGTCTCTCCCGCATCTTTAATAAGGTCTGACCAATTTAGCGAACTCACGCTGGTACCTCTGTTTCTTTCTTGTTTGTTGTTGTTGTTTTCTCAGCCGAAGCTACCTGCTTCGCACCGAAAATCTCATTGAGCATTGTCTCAATTGAAAGCTTGTCTTGCTCAACAATTGCGCCAAGTCGTCCTTGTACACGCTCTCCTGCTTCATACTCATTTGTGCGTTCGACATACATACGACGAACCTTGTAAGGAGCTTGAAGAGGGTCTGGGTTAGGGAACTGTTCAATTGTTAGAGCACCAAGAATGTCGTAGAAATATGGTGCTTGAATTGCAAGTTGTCCTTGCAAGTATGGACGATGCTTTCCGTCCTGCGTCACACGAGACATCGCTGTTAATACGACAGCCTCAAGTGGATTAGTTGGGTGCATAGTAAGGTCGCGAAGGTCACGAAGTAGACCACCCATGTGACGAAGAAGTTCGCCCCACTGTTGCATCTTCATTTGTTCGTTTCCAGCAATGCTGTCCATGCACTTGACTTGCAACTCTGAAATTGAGTCAATAATCAAGCTCTTGAAGTGGTGCTTACCTAACTGCAACCACTGATACGTCTTGATAACCGTGTCGTAGTCACGGACAGTGACAACACAGGTGTCCCAAGTACCATCTGCAAGAGGTGGTTCTTCTCTCAGTGGGTCCCAGTACTTAACGACGATAGGTAGGAATCTATGTCCACCTTCAACGTCAAGCATGAGACGTGGATATGGCGCGGTTACGGCAAAAGAGGATTTACCTACTTTTGATTCTCCGTAAACCATTACGGTCAATGACCGTTGTATCTCACTCATGTGTCACTCGTTTCCTTTTGTTTCGTTGATTCCGTAATATGCGTATGGGTCTGCGACGTCATACATTTCACTTATTGCTTGCTCTGATGCACTTCCATCATCGACGAGAGTACATACAGAGTAAAACTTGCATTTCCATTTGCAATCACGAGACGGGCTCGGATACGCATGGAATGCAGGGCTCTCCCCCTTATCAAGGGCAGTACGAACTCTCATCAAGTCCGTAATTGTCCCGTGAAGGCGATCCCAGAAGGAACGCAAGGTGAAGATGTTGTGTCTGACCTCTATCTGGTCATAGAAAGGTGGTCGTGCTGCTGCAGAGCGACGAACCTTCTTCAACATTGTGAAGATGCCTCCGTCTGAGCGCTCCGTCTCATCCACCTTTGTTGCTTCAAGAAGCATGTAAGTAAGAATCTGTTCATTCATAGGTGCAAGATTTGCAAAGTCTCCAAGAGACCCACCTACAGTTTTAAAGTCGCGGAACATACGAACACCGTCACCCTTGCGACGAACACGCATGTCAAGCTTTCCAGTGAGTTCAACCTCACCATTGAAAAGCGGTGCAGTAATAATTTCTTCAGTTGAAATCATCTCAAGTTCTGCATCAATTCCGTTTTCTTCAACCCACTGAAGATAACCCTCAAGCATGATGTGACCAAGCTCTGCTTCTTTTTCAAGTTCAGATACATCAAGAAACTTCTCAAGCAGAACAGCTTTTTCAGTGTTGACAAGATTATTGTGTGCAGTTAGGAGGTTAGTTCCATTTGCATAATAATCATCAAGTGCTGCGTGGATACGAGTTCCTAATGCAAGAGCACCAGTTGAGTCTTTGTACTTTGGTTGCAAGCGTCGGTAATAACTAAACCACCAACGACGGCGACAATCTTTAAATGTTTGAATTTCAGAGTTTGAAAGTCTAACTACTTCACTCATAGGACTCCTGCCTTATCGTCTTTTAGAACCCTGAGTAGTTGGTCTTTGTCACGGACAATTTGCTCAAAGTTATCTGCTTTTGTTTCTAGCACTTGTAATACACGCTCTTCAATTGTTCCTTCAGTAACGTAGTCAGTAATAATTACTGAGTCGTGAATTTCAGAACCAATTCTATGAACGCGATCTAAAGCTTGCTTATGGTCAACTAATGACCACGGCCTCTGAAGCATAATCAGCCTACGGGCAGCAGTCAAGGTCACACCAACACCACCAGCCTGTGCTGTAAACAGAATCCATTTAATCTTTCCAGACTGAAAATCATCAATGGCCTTCTGTCGTTCATCCTCATCTTGAGCACCAGTAATAAGACCGTGGTCAATTTTTGCCTTGGTCATAGCGGCACTAAGAAGTTCAATTAGCTGACGAGACACAGCGCATACTGCTACCGAATCATCGCCAAAGTCCCCATGTGAAATATCATCCATTAGAGCATCGACCTTACAGGAAGGGTCTGACAACCTTGCTTTCATCTCCCCTGTTGTCTCATTTACTTCCATAGTTGCGTAGGCACTAGCAAACTGAACAAGTCGTGTTGTCTGAGTCAAGATACTTGGGGCAGTAAGAGCATCACCAGACTCAAGCTCAGCAATCATCGTGTCACGCATCTGCTCGTAAGCCTTCTTCTGCTTAGTAGACATTTCAACATCGCGACGCTCGTTGATAATCTCTGGAAGCCATGGAAGCACAACAGATTTCAACATGCGACGCATATGTGGATTGATTGCTTTATAAAACTCATCTTGCATATGAGGCTTTACGCCAATCACAAGCATGCCACCAAATGCGTTAAGCATTGTGTCAATCATTCGGTCAATCCACTTTGTCTTAGAAGGCCAGTCTTTAGGGGATAGCCAGTGAAGAATTGCCCAAAGGTCTACAACGTTATTTGCAATTGGTGTTCCAGTAAGAGCAAAGCGAATCTGAGCATCTCCAGTTGCTGACCAAAGAGCACGAGTCTGCTTTGATTTAGGTTCTTTAGAACGGTGGATTTCGTCTGCAACAACGGCTTTAAAATCAATCTTGTTTAGTTCACGAAGGTGAACCTCACAACGGTTTTCACTGACTGACTCATCGTGACCACCACAAGTGGAGCAGCGTGTTAAGGCAACTGATCCATATGGAGATAGTCGTGAATGTGTACGCAAAGATTCCCAGTTAATAACGTAAACATCAGCGTTGGATTCAAATTGTTTCTTCCGCTGAGCAGAAGTTCCCTTGATTACCTGAGTGGTTACTTCGGGCCACCAAGTCTTAAATTCACGGGCCCAGTTCTTCTTAAGAGTGTTCGGGCAAACAATAAGTGCAGGAAAGACTTCTTCGCCATTTTCCTGCAATTTCTTGAGGGCACGAATAGCCTGAGCAGTCTT